AAAACTGCTGTATATAAAGCTGATTTGATTCTTTTTTCACTGCTGTCCGACATGTTTATCTTCTCCGTTTTTTAGTGTAGGTTTGTCTTGTTCTTTATCAACTAAGTAACGTATAAACGAAGCCATCGACATATAATTTTTTTCCGCTATGGGTTTGGCTCGTTGATATGTATCTATGCTAATAGCAACAGATTTATATTTTTTGACATCCGTCATTTCTTTCTCCTATTCATATATATTGTATGTTTATTCATACGACCCCATACATATGGGATTTTAACAAATTGTCAAGGAATTTATGTCTTTTTATTATTATTATAATAGTCCCATATTTCTTTTGATTTAAAAATTTGAGGATATTTCTCAAATAAACCGAGGGTAACAGCAAGTAACTTTTTAGTATATTCTGGGTCTACAGCGTAGTTTTCTAATGTCTCAATTAATTCAAATATGTTTACATCATCTGACATATACTGTTTTATACGAAGGTCCCTGTATTCTTTAAATGCGCTAGAATTATTAAGTAAAGCAATATAATCAGAAACACTTTCACATTTGTTGCCATACATTTTTAACATTATATCACTATTAAGTGATTTTATGTGTGGCTCTGTTTTATCTGTCTCAATAATACCATAAAAATTATTTGCTTCTGTTGCAAATCTAGAACGTCCCCAATCAGATTCTAGTATAGCTTGCGCTACACTAACAACTACAACAACTCTCTCTGTTGGAGGTATAAAAGCATTATTTAATACCGTGCATTCTGTAATACCTTGTATAAACTGATCTCGTGGATTTATATCATAATTAAAATCAAATCCGTTTAATAAAGGATTACATATCACGAGTAATGTGGCGCATAGTTCTTTAAACATCGTCGTCCTTCTCTATAAACTCGTATTCAACCTTTAATCTTACCTGTTCCGGTGTTCGCTGTCGACATATTTTTGTACCGGGTTTCCAAGTTTGACGGTATGACGTTGTTTTTACATCAATTTTTCTCACTTCTCCTGTCTTTCTGTGTACTAAAACCATATCAATAGGTCCTGTTCCTTGTACATTACGGAAAACCCAGTAGCCCTCTCGTAAAAACTTTATAACAGCTTTAAATTCGTTTATATCACCTATTTTTTGTTTATCTCGCCCCATGATGGTCCTATTTCTGCATCAACTTTTAAAGGAACTTTCAGCTCTACTGTATGTTCCATAATTTCCTTGATCCGTGTTGCGTGTTCCTTGCTCTCAATAGAACAGTTTAACTCATCGTGTACCTGTATGTGAGAAACAATGCCCTCTTCATACAAATCAACCATCGCCTTTTTTGTCATATCAGCCGATGATCCCTGTATCAATCTATTAAGTGCCTTGTATGTAAAAGCACGTTTTAAGTCACGCCCATATTCTCTCTCTGCTTCAGCTAAAGGTAAAGACTTATGAATACCAAAGGCGCGTGGTTCCCATCTATCAAATCTACACTTACGACCAAGTAGCGTACGCAAAAAACCAACATTATCCGCTTTCCGGGTAGCTTGTTCCATTAATTGTTTTACAAAAGGAACGTTCGCGTGAAACTTTGCGAATAACTCTTCTGTTTCTTCTTTATCTAAACCTAATTCACTAGATAGCTTACCTTTACCCATACCGTACATCATGCCAAGATTAATTGTCTTGGCAGTTCTACGGTCTATGCCCGCCATATCGGCAACGGCTTGATGGAAATCTGGATCTTGCGTTTTGTAAGATTCGATAACCTCGTCGGCGCCTTTCAAACCGCCACCGGTAAGCGCGGCGAAGTGGACAAGAACACGAGGCTCTTGTTGGCTATAGTCAAATGACCCCCACTTGCAACCTTCGTCGGGGACGAAGATTGATCTTATCAACGGCCCGATATCTTTATTTCGTGCCGGAATCTGTTGTAAATTTGGATTGTTATATGAGAACCTACCTGTTGCAGTTCCTGCTAAACCGCTTTCACTTCTCATTTGATTTATGTTAGCATGTATTCTACCATTATGTTCATGTCTAAATATTGTATCAATAAATGTAGCCCTAGCTTTATTTGTTTCTCTCGCATGAACAATTTGTTTTGCTAAAGGATGTTTATGTGTAACTAAAAAGTTTTTATCAAACTTTGGTTGCTTAGTTTTTTCTGTTTTTTCATAAGGAATATTAAACTTATCAAATGCTTTTGCTACACTGACAGCAGACCATACCTCAACATCAACTCCTGTATCTTTTTTAATTTGTTGTAGTGTATTTTTTTCTTGTTTAATCAAACTTTTTTCTATTTTCTTTGCTTTTTCTAAATCAACACGAACACCTTTCCATGTCATATCTAACAAGCAAGGAAATAATCTTGTTTCTAAATCAAATATACTTGTTAATTCTTGTTTTAATAGTTCTGGTTTAAATCTTTGCCATAAACGAAGAGTAAGATCAGCGTCTTGTTCTGCATATTTACCAACATGCATAGCCGGTAATTTATACATTTCTGCTTTTGCATCGACGCCCCATTCTCTTGCGGCTTCATATAAACCCGATTCTGATTTTGTTTCTTGTAAATAATCTTTACCTAAAACATTTAATGTGTATTGAAATCTATTCTCATCAATTAAAGGAGCGGCAATTAATGTGTCAACAATACGTCCCTTAACTTCTAAACCCCATCGTCTTAACCAACCTACATCATAAGCGGCGTTATGAAATATTTTATCACATGGTAAATCTAAAATCTTTTTAAATTGTCTCTTAAATATTCCTTCATCAAAGTTACCTCCTCCATTTTCATGTTTTAAAGGAAAATAACCTTTCCAACCTTCAACAGCTATAGCTACTCCTAATACATGTCCTTCTCCTCTTACCCAACCCGGTCCGAGTTCCTTTATGCTTGGATCATATGTTTCTAAATCAATAGCTATTTCACTAGCTTCCGATAAATTTGGTACTTTTTCCGGTGGTGACCATTCACTTGGTGGTTCAAATAGAGGCATCTGTGTCATTCTTCATCCTTGTCTTGTATTTCACCCGCTATTGCCGCATATCCCGCCATGTCTATGTAACAATCTTTTGTGGCTCTGTGTTTTAATCGTGCTACTTTTACAAGTAACATACAAATAGCTACATCATGCGCTGATATTTCATAATCTAAATATGCACTCCATAACTTTGCAATGTTATTATGATTTTGATACTTGTCTCCGTAATCCATTTGACGTTGACCTGTAACAATCTTTGCCGCTGTATCTAAGTATTCTCTAGTTTTCATCTTTCTCCTTTATGTTGATAGACCGTAAATCATTTGTAAGTAATTGTAAATCAAGTAATAATATTTTTAACTGTTGATCAACTTTCTCACGGTTAAGTTTTGGTAACTCAGCACGTATTTTGCGTACCTGTTTTTCTGTTACACCGACTTGTTTTAGTGCAGTGTCTATTGTAAACATTAAAATGCCTCCGTAAATTCTCTGTCTGTTTGTGATCTCACAATGTCCAGACTGTTTCTTGCGCGTGTCATTCCCACATAGAATACACGCCTCTCTGAATCTCGTTGTCTCCAATACTCTTCATCAGACTTACGAGATAAATCTGTTAGTAACATTACATTATCTGCTTCACTACCTTTTGATCCATGTATGGTAGAAAGCTTGATCCGTGGTCCTTGTCTAATGTTTTCTTTACGACGAAGACACATACGAACATATGTTTTCTTATGACTTTCTATATTTTCCAATGCTTTAAACCAAGGTTTATCCTTATCAATTAGTAATCCATACTGTGTTGATAATGTGTCAAAATTGTACAACTTTTCTTTATCTGCATTTTTCATTCCTTTATGTTCTTTAGATACACCTTCACCTGTTTTAAGGTATGTATAAATTCTTCTCACTCTTTTTATATCAATTGACTTTCCTCTTCTAACATCTTCCCACGCAAGTATTGCTTCATGAACACGTTTATTTATAGAAGTTTCATCATTCCTTTCATAATATACTCCCTCTATTTTTAATTCTTCTTCAAGTCTATCTAAATGATACCTATCTCTAGCAAGCACTAACCATTTACCATTTTTTAATCTATTTAATTGTGGAACGGGATGAATATTTATTTCACCTTTTTCTTCCCTTGATGTCCATTCTTTCTCCACTCTATCTTTAACACGTTTAATTAATTTATTTGCTTTACCATGTATTAATTGTGGTAGACGATAAGATTTATCAAGGATAACTCTTTCACCTTCCATATTAATTAAATACTCTGGTCTTGCTCCTGCCCAACGAAAAATTGCTTGGTCATCGTCCCCGGCAACATAAACACGTTTTGCATTAGTAACAATACGTTCAATCATTTTCCATTGTAACCAACTAAGATCTTGTGCTTCATCTATAATCACCACATCAAACTTAGGAATACTATCATAATGTTTCTTGTTAAAATCAACGATCATGTCTGTCATGTCGTATTTGTTTCTTGATTGTTTATATTTAATTAATGCTTTATCTATATATTTTAACTTTGTTAATCCTCCTTCTAAATGTCCAATGTTTGGATTACTAAAATGAGCTTCAGTGGTCAGTCCCCTTATCTTTGCACCATCTATCACTTGCATAAACACATCATCTGGAAAACCTGCACCATATTTTTTTATGTTGTTGTTTGGATTACTTAATTTTATTTGTAATTTGTTTGATATAAAATTATAATCATTATCACTCATGATATTATCTTCTTTTAGATGTAATTCTTTATATGCCAAACTATGCAACGTGCGAAAATTAGTAAAATCTTTTGTGCTATAATTTAATTGTGATGTGGCACGCGATAATGCTTCATCTGCCGCTTGATTAGTAAAAGCAAAATATCCAATTTTGTGCGGAGCAACTTTATTTACTTTTAATTCTGTTTCTAAAACACTTAATAAATACGTTGTTTTCCCTGTTCCGGGTGGACCAAAAATAATTTTCCTCATTTTATTTTCAACTCCGCATTTGTTTCAATCCATACTCTCGCGCCACAACTTAATGGTTTATCTGGTCTATATACAAGTTTTGATGGTCCTAAAATATCTACTTCATGACAATAGGTATTACTCTTACCTTCTTTAATAGTTAAAACAGGCTCATTTGTTCCATGTTTTTTATTTGCTCTTACTTTGTGCATGTTGACGTGAATTCTTTTCATTAGAATGGTGTCTCCTCTTCCATGTCTGGTGTTCTAAAATCATCACTATTTTTTCTTACCCAAGGTAAATACCAAAGATAAGATGTCTTACCTTTTATCTTACGTCTTGTGTCTCCACCACCTAATCTATCTCTAATGTGCGCCGCCATTTCTGTGGAAGTAAAATTTTTAAAATCATGTTTCTTTAAAAACTTTTGTAGTTTATCTGATTTAAAATAAGCAGTCATTTTTTTCACAGTTATTTCTCTTTCACCCTTCTCATCTTTTATTTTATCGGTGTAATCCCTTTCTTCAAACAAAGCTTTACCCATATCAATTTCATCGACATGCTCTGCCTCGCCTTGGTCTTCTAAAAATTGTTCTAATAAATTTTCAAATCTACCTGTCTTTGTAATCTCGTGTGGCATTTCTATGACATGAACATTTTGTAAAAGTGCCTGTAGTTTTCTTGTCCATGAATTACTGTTCAATAGATTTGGCATTTCATTTATTTCATTCATACAAGCTAATCTAAATTGATGTTGATTATACAATTGTTCAGAAGATAATTTTATTCTCTTCCCATCAACATTTAAAAACCAAGTAGAATCATCGCTTTGAAATTTTGTTAAATCACTAATCTCGTGTTGTAAATCATCACCTATACCAAACTTTTTACTTTTACATTGCAATGGTGAACATACACCGCACATAGGTTGATCTTTACATTTGTATTGATAATCCTTTTTCTCATGCTGATTTTGCATTTTTAAAACCTGCTTTGCCGGTAATGGTGTTTCCATATATTTATAATTAAACTCCTCTAATTTACCCCTCCAATCATCCGGCCATTTCTTTTTTGCATATACAGCGTATTGATATAATGTATTATCTCTTCCACCGGATGGTATACCTTGTGACATTAATGTTGATAAACAAGGAGGACCATCATCTAAATCTTCTACAATCTTCTTTCTTTTTGGTTTTACTTTCTTTAAATTTTCTTCGGACGTACTATAAGTGTCATATAAAGAAAAGAAATCATCAAGACTACTAGCATTACCATCGTCACTAAAGCCATGACGCATAGAATCATCCCCACCGTGATAGGGAAGATTAAGAAAGTTTCCAGTGTCTCCACGATCCGCTTTAATTTCAATTTGTTTTGGAAATATTTCACAATTTGCATAACCAAGTTCTCCTGCCCATTCCATTAATTTATCGCGCATAAGCTTCGCTTGCACGGGTTCTTTTGTAAATAAAAATACGTGTGCGCCACCACTCTTTGAACGACACATAACAAGTGGTAATTCTAAATCTCTAATTTTTTTAATTATTATCTTATGGTCTAAAGGATATGTATCAATATCTATACATCCCCATGTACAAGTAGAATCATCCCTTATTGGCACAATACCAAGACTTGGATCTTTCCCCTCTATATGATCAATCCACAATTGATCTGTGACAGGTTTCTTTATAATAAAAGCCTGTCCTCCGGCTTTACCGTTTACTGATTCACCATTACTTCTATAAATACCGTAGGCTCTATCTAAGCCATAAAATATACTCTTAAACTTCTTTACTCTTTCTTCCATATGCACTCACAAAATTAAAGGGGCGGTTTTTGCCCGCCCCGTATTAGTTAAAACGGAACCTTTTGTTCACTCGCAGAAGATTCTTCTTCATACTTGACTTTAACTTCACCTTTGTTTACGCTTTCAGCAAATGCTTTAGCGATACTATAAAGGTTAGCATTTTCAAGTTGAGATTCTCTACTAACTTCCCAACCATACCAATTGCCCTTATCATTACCTTCTTTGATAGTTTTAAGGCGATAGTAGTGGCTGTAAGATGGCGGAGTAAACAATCCATTCTTACCACTTAATTTTAAGTTTAGTAACATAGAATTCCACTTTCTACTCTTTTTAAGCTGTGTAGCCTTCATTGTAATAAGAGCCGGAGTTGAATCTCCGTCCTCAGTTACAAGTAGTACATAGTGGTTACCACAAGTCTCAACATAATTTCCGTTTTCTAAACGGTCTTTGTTGTTTTCATCCCTTGTAGTCTTTGTCAAGATGTCACTTGAAGCATCATAGACATTAATCGGAGCACCCGATCCTTGTCCTCTGTCAGCCCACTCAACGTATTGACGTTGATACGCACATGGTAGA